TTTATCAAATTTTAGATTTTAAAAATAATAGTAGCCTAACCTCTTTTCAAATAAATTTTGAAAAAATAACATCAGATTTGACAACTTATGTTTGGTTAGATGAATATGAAAATAAGAAAAAAATAGTTGGAGATAATAATTATATAAAAATCCAATCAAATCTTGGAAATTTTGAATGTGAGGTATTTATACCTGACGCTGCAGCGCTATATAATTATGCTGATAGCGTAGGAGGATCTTTTTCAAAGACAATTTTCTTAAATTCAAAAATAAATAGAGAAAATAATCTTGTAATTTCAAATATTCATTATACAAATAACTTAGGAAAATTTGATGGCGGAATAAATGGTAGTCTATCAGTTTCAAAATTAAATATAGGAAATATTGAAGAAAAGGATATATCTACTGCACTTAAGGCAACGCTAACAGAGCTTCCAATAATGGAGCTTAGATCATCTGGAGTTGTCAGCGGATTAAAGGTATCTGCCGGTCTAGATCTGGATGGATATTCATCAGGAAATTATATAGTATCGATAGAGGCGGGAATTTGTTATGTTGAAGGAAAAAGATTTGAAGTTTCTGCAGTAGAAAACTTTAATTCTGGAATTAACTCAGGACTTTCTGAAAATGACAAAGTTTATGTTGGAGTAGATTATAACGGAAATTTTGTATTCTCAGGACCGGATCCAATATGTCTTTATCCTTGGTCTGAAGAGAAAGTCCTTTTACTTGCAACGATAGAAAATAGAACAACATATTATGACATAATAGATCAAAGATTATTTATAAATAATCTTGACTTAAAGTTATTAAATTCAATAACCGTAAGTCCTCAGCCAGGAATGGGTCATTTTACAAACATTCCTGATGCAATAAAATATGCAAAAAGATTTTCAGAAATATTTCCAAAAGCAGGTATACCAGAAGTTCATTTAAAGTCTGGTTTGCACAAAGTAACTATAACTGATAGTACAAGTCTATCTTTGCTAGCATGGTTTGCATCAATTGATACACCCGGTACAAATGAAAGAATATCCTATCATAATAACATAATAAAAAATGGATTATTTTTAGATTTTCCAATCTCAATAAAAGGAGAGGGAGATTCTTCAATAGTTGAGGCCGTCTATAAATTAAATGCATCCGATGGAGAATTTAATTTAACAAGTGGATTTATGATTGTTGGAGATGGTTTTAATACGTCAGGATCATCAGCATCATATTTTCACAATAGATTTAATTATGGAATAATAAATATCTCAAATCTCTATCTTAAAGAAACTGGAATTCTTGGAATAGACTTGGTAAATAATGATGGTACAAATAATTTAACATTTAAATTAAATATTGAAAATATAACATTTGAAAAATTAGTTACCTCTACTTTATTAAAAACAATCTTTATAATATCAGATTATTCCGGACCATTCTTTTATGAAGTTGATAATAATACAAGGTCAAAAGGAAATATATTTATAAATAATTGTAGGTTTTTAAATAGCGGAAGAGTTTATCTTGCGCAATCTCCATTATCATCCCCAATGAGATATAAAAATATTACAATAAGCAATAGTTTTACATTATCATCAAGCGGAATTGTTACACCATCATTTTCAGACGTTGCAATGTACCCTTCTGCAAATACGGTTTGGTCAATAGGAAACGTTACTCCAAATTATGCATATTCAGATAGAATTGCTTCCAACATAATTGTTGGTGGAAACGCAACAATCTCTGGAAATATAATATCAGATAATTATTATTTTAATTCAACAAAAACTTTTGAAAAAACATTTTGGATTTATTCAGGACAAATACCCTATGATCCAGGATCATCTGCATCAAAAATTTCTGCAGCAGATCCATTTATAATGTTATCATCATCCTCAACAAGAATTGACTTTAACCTTCTTTCAGGAGCATTTCAGGTGCCATCTGTTCAACTTGCATCTGGAGGGTTTTTATCAGTTCCAGTTGAAATTTATAAAAATCAAAAGTTAAAAACAATAACAGTAGTACTTGATTCTTCTTCAACGTATATAAATGTAAATATATCTTTATATAGAGTATATAGAAATAACCAAACTTTAGAAGTTGTATTTTTATCTTTACCAGCTGTAAAAAGTGGATTTTCTTATTCAATAAATTATAGTTATAAACCAGATGATAATTATTCACATTTTATAGTTATAGAAAATACTGCATTGGGAAGCCAATCATTTGATAGAGTTAGACTTACATTTGAATCTAATAATCTTTTTGAGCTAATTGGAATATCATAATGAAATCAAAATACCCAAATCAAATAGATACACCTTCAGAAGTTCCAATCGTAAGGGATAACATAACAGAAATAACATCTGATATTGTTAATTCCTTACGCTCAGCAATTATTCAGATTGAAAAAACACTAGGCATAAATCCTCAGGGTGATGTAGGACAGACTGTAGGCCAAAGAATATCTGGTGTAATTGATTCTTCTGGAAATCTAAAAAAAGAAGCTGTTGATAAGGCCGGTATAGTATCTGGTCCAATATTTGATGATCAGGTTGCAGATGCAGCAGCAATAAGCGAGCAAAAATTAAAATTAAATTTTCCAACAACAGTTCTTCAATCACAGATATCTTCTGTTGCATCAATTATAGCAGGAATACAGTCTGAAGTTGATATTCTTGCTTCAAAAATATCTGCTCACATATCAGTTGAGGCAATAAATAGGCATAAAGCAAAAGCAATAACAACAGAATCTATATTAAAAATAGAATCAAGTGAAGCAATAAAAACTTTCTCTGGGGATAATTTACAAAATACATTAAAGTCTATTGTTGAAAATCACTTTAATTATGATGGAACATCGATAAACTCAACAAATAATTCACACTCTGCAAATCAAGTTTATTTTGATAATTCAAATGTGTCTTCTGCAATTTTGTCTAACTCTGTACAGGGTGCAGTAGAGGAAATTGCCGGAGGAAATGCCGAGGCAATTGCTGAAAATTTAGCAAATTTAACAAAGAATGGTATAGTAAAATGGGGCAAATCTTATGATGCATACTCTGGAACAAAATTTGAAGAAACCATAGTAGAGCAATCAATAATTTCATTTTCATCAAGTACAACGTCTGTATCAGAAATATTTTTTGATTCAATACCAGTAATAATAAAAGATATTTCAAAATTTGATATATTAACAATATCTGGAGCCTTGTCTGATAGTGATAATAAAAGTTTTTATATAAATGAAGTTGTTGATGATGGAGGCGGTGGATTAGTTTCTGTTTCTGTTTATGGAAAACTATATAGTGACTCTGCTGGGATTGCATCTGCAAAAATAACAAAAAATAATTTTAAAAATCTAAATACAAATGGCTTAAATTCAACATATAGATTGAGAAATACATATTCAAATACTCCAGACGTAATTGTTGCAAATCCAAATGCAGCAGCTATAACTTCATTTGGATTTATGCCAAGTCTAATTACCACAACATCAGATTCATTTGATATAACAATTGATGATTATAGCCCTATAACAATATCTTGCTATAACTCATCCTTATCAATAGAGCAATCAATAGATTCTGTAATAGAAAAAATTAATGAATCACTTGCGCTAAATCATTTGTCCGCATTTGCCTATAAATTAAGAACAAATTATGGATATGAATTTGCAATATCTCACGTTTTACCAAATTTTTCTGGAGACATAAAAAATAGAACAATAAAAATATCTGCAGGCAGTTCAAACGACGGAACCAGTGGATTGGGATTGTCACACCTTATTGATGTAAATTTGCAGGGATCTTATGGAAATTCTTCTTTTATAAATGGAAGATTATTTAGAGATCTTGAGCAAAAGATAGTTTTATCAAAGGATGATGTAGCGTTTGGTTCAGGATCACCAAGAATAACCTCATTATTAAATAACTTTTTAAGTTTAGATATAAGAGTTGGAGATTTGGTAGTTATAACCGGATCATCAGATATATTAGATGATGGATTATTTGTAATAAAGTCATTATCTGCTGCAGAAGCATTACTTGATGCTCCATCAGGTTTCTCATTCTCTGGTACTCTACCAACAAATTCATCAGTCGTTATATTAAGAGGATCGGCACCAATATCAGAGTTAAATTTTGAAGAAATAGATGAATTGTCTGGATTTATGTTGGTTGATATATTTGCAACAGAATCATCACAAATATTTTATTCAAAAAGATTAGAAATAAGTGGAGCATTATATTCATCTGGATTTTATGCATCAGTTGTTGATATATCAAAAGACTTTATATTGTCTGGAGAGACATATTTTCTCAAAATAAATACCGATGGAATGGCATATCTAGAAGATTCATTTGGATCAACTGGAGAAATGGTATTTGTTAGTGGTTATATTTCACCATCCACATTAAAACACTCTGATTTATATAAAATAAAATCTCCAGATGGATCATCATTTGTTGTAATTAGGGTTATAGCAACTATTGCACCATCTTCAGATTTGAGTTGTACAATTTATGGAAAAAGTGAAATATCAAAAAGTACTTTGCATCTATCAAGATGTCTATTTTCAAATGGTTCAGGAAGAATATTTGGAACATCTGGGACTGGAGGTATTCCATCAATAATTGATAAAAGAAACTTTGGAACAATAGACATTGAGCAAATTTGCCCAAGTTTTGTAGAGAAGTATATCGAAGGACCAAGGGGAGAGCTGAGAGCCGCAGGAATAATATCCGGTTGTGAAGTAAGAAATGTATTAACCGGTACCGATACTGATGGTTCATATGTAACCTTTGATGTTTCTCCTGGTGCATACATAGCAAATGGCATAAGAAAAGAATTTGCTGGAATTACCACATTAAAAACATATAAGTCTGAAACTTCATATATAATATTAAATGAATATGGAGAGATAGAGATTGCTTACTTTATATTTGGCGGTACCATATCATATGGCGTTTCTCCATTCTTACACAGATCTGTCGCTTATCTTGGAGTTTTAGATTCAAATTCTGATTTTACAGACTTAAGATTCTTTATAAACCATCTGGATATGAAGGTCGCATCACAAATTATAGTTGGAAAATCAACATCGCTTGCACACTTTACAGATATACAATCTGCAGTAAATTATTCTCAATTATTCTATACAATAAACTATGGAAGGGCCAGTGTATTTGATAATTATATTCCATCTATTTTTATAAGAGAAGGAAAATATACTATATCAAGTCCAATAGCAATAAAGCAAGATATATCAATAATTGGTTCTGGAGCAAACACTGTACTAAAAAGAGGTTCTGATATATCTTCGCCAGCATCATCCAGCGTTCCAGATCCAAACACTGCAATATTCGTAGTTCAAGATGGCCCAGCGATAGGAGGTTTGACCGGATCTTATTCTCTTGGAATAATAAGAGGTGTAACTATTAAAGATCTTGTGTATGAATCATCAGCTATGCCATCAGGTTCTTCAACTGCATTCTGTATATATCAGGGTACATTTGAATCTGGAACAACACCAACATTTACACTAAGATTTGAAAATATATCTGCCTATGGCACTTCAGAAAGAGATACAGATAATTCTATAAAAGAGTATTTTTTATTTTGTGGAAGACCAAGTAACTCATCTCCTGGAACAGAAACATCTCCAATAAATCTTTCTATATCAAATATATTTATTTCTTCTTGTTTCTTTCATAGAATGGGAGCTTATCAAAGCGGAGCAACTGGGTATAAAGAAAATATAATTGTTGAGCTTCCAATGCAGAGTAGCTCACCATCTGCATCACCAGATGTTAGAAATATTATAGCTACATCAAATATGGCCGTTGGAGTAGTTCCGACAAATCCATCGGCAACATCATCAATTTTAAGAACAGCAACTCAAGGTTTCACCACTTCTGGTATAATAGAAGCATCGAACGTAGTACGCTCAGAACTATAAAAGGTGCTTAATGGCAGAGGTTGAAAAAACAGCTCTAGAGATAATTCTAGAACTTCCATCTATTCTTAAAAAAATAGAGAATAAAATAGATGTATTAGATACAAATTTAAAAATATTAAATACAAAAATAAATAAAATAAAAGCTACAGAGTCTCAGCCACAGGCAGCTCCTATAATACCACAGAATCAGCCTCAGGAGGCCGCTGAGAGTGAAGAGCAGATACAGAGGCCAATGGCCATGCCAGGACCAATTGATGACCAGCAGAAGCGCCCTGCGCGAAGCGTATCGGGCAAACTTGTACTAGGCTCAATAAAGGTTTTCAGCAAGATAAAGACAGCGTCAGGAAAGCCTGTTGATGGTATGACGATAAATGTTTTTGACAAAGAAAATGATCTTATTAGAAATATTATAACTGATAAAGATGGGTATTGGGAGTGCAAGCTTCCAAGCGGAAGATACTCAATCGAGATGATTCATCCAAAATTAAAAACAATAAACAAAGAATTTGAATTATCAAAAGATATGAAAACTTATGAGGTAGTCTAATGCTTATGATTAAGGCCATAAAGAAGGATGGCAGTGAAAGTTTAATATCAAAAGTATTTTCTTCAAAAATGCTTGGATTTATAAGGGAGCATTTTAATAATGAAAAAATAAACATTATTGATGACTCAAGTTCTCTAGAGCTAATTACATCTGATCTTGTAGAGAAAAAAGAAGATTTAACAACAATAGAGCTTACTTTTAAGAAAACTATAACTATTAATAATCTTGATATAGAAGATAGGCAAGAGATTGATAGAATAATTTCTGAAATAAAAAATTTTTGTAATCAATCAGTTAATATAAATAACTATGTTTATTTGCCCTTAAATATGAGGGAAAAGAAGAATGGCAATAATAGAACAGGCATTACCGGGGACAGGATCGAGCGGAGACCATAGAGTCTTCTCTGATTTCTTTGCAAACAACAACATAATACAGAATGTTGCGGTAGTTCAGCCTAAAAATTTGCTAATTCAATCACTAAGAGATCTTTTTAGAAGAGATTCTGTTTTTACATATAGAGATGATGAATATGGCTTTCCGCTTACGCCAGATTTAACCGGAAAGCCATTAGATACAGATGAATCAACGAGAATTCTTATATCAGATATCTTCAGATATGATATAAAGTTTTTTCCAGCAATAACAATAAAACATAATGGTGGATCATATAAGCCAATATCTTTTAATCAAGAAGGAACATATAAATATAGAACTGACTATATTGAAAATCAATATGGTGCAAGAAGAAAAATATCAACTCCAACACATAAGGTTTATGCTGGAAAGTGGGAGTTAAATATAGATGCAACAATATACTGTGAAAGCTCATCCGAACTTCAGGAGCTAACAGATATTGTATCTATAGCATTACAGCATGTTTTATGGAATGATCTTAGGGCATCTGGATTATTTATACAGGGTGTTTCAATTGGTGGAGAAAGCTCTGAGCCATATGCAAATGATTATGTTTATTCACAAAATATAAGTTTAAGGTGTTTATCAGAATGGAGAGTTGAAATTCCTCTTGAAAATGTAATTGAGAAAATTATGTTTTATTTTGATTCTGTTAAAACAGATTCTCAAAAAGGACTCAGTTCTGCTAATTCTACGATATTAAGATATAGTGACATTTTGGAGCTAACTGAAATTTAAACTACTAATAATATTTAGTCTAATTGGTTTTAGATTTGGAGGTTTTTAATTATGGCTAACATTCCAGGAATAAGCGGCTACGTACAGCCCGGAACATTTGCAAGAGATAGAGTTGTCACTCGTGGCGTTTCAATTCCTGGCGGTCTTCGTGTTGCATGCATTATGGGCGAAGGTATAAAGGAAGAAGTCATTGTTGACTCTGCTTTTGGCGAAGGTCAGGACGGCTCTTCTGCTTGTAGTCCAACCGGCAATGGCGACAGCAAGTATTTTCAGCTTGCAGAATCACCAGTTGTTGTTGGTAGAACAAGACTATTCCTAAACGGAACTGAGCTTTACGGCACAGAAAGCGTCGTTGATGAAAGCTCTTTTTCTGGCAAATTTGACTATAGAATAGATCCAGAAACTGGATGTATTGAGCTTCAGGGTGCTTCAATTGGCGATCAGAACGGAAAAAGATACTCAGCAGCAACTACAAATGTAGGAAATGGAACAATAGCCGAAGAGCAGTGTGGCTCTTATGAGCTAATCTCAATTGTAGATAGCAATGCTCCAGCCGAAAGATGGACAGTTCGTTGTGTTTCCGTAGTAAGAGATTCTGCAGGAAATCCAATACCAGGACTTTCAACATTTACAGTATCTGGTGCAGTTTCAGGACAAATAAAAGACTCAGCTGGCGCACCACTACTTTTCCACGGAACAAATCCAGCAATGTTCAATAGAGTACATGGTGCAATTCCTGGAACAAATTCCATATCATCAGACTCATATGTTGTTGCAGATGATTCAGTCTATGGATTAGGATCTGCAGCATATGATTCCGCAAATGATGCAACATCAGGAACAACCGATAGATTCCAGGTTGATGACGACCTGGTTTCACCAGGACAGGTTCTTGTTGGCGATTACCTCTGCATTACAGCAGATGGCTACACACCAGATGATGGTTTAAGAATTGTATCACTATCATATAATTCTGGCACTTTAAAGACAACAATTGTTGTAGAGACAGATACTCTTGACTCTTCACTATCAAATGTTGCTTGGTCAATAAGAGCAAATGATATATTTATTGATGATGTATCTGTTCAACATGATTCAGCAGGAACACCAGTAACAGCTGGCTACTTCTCAAGCAGAGACATTGGAAAGGTACTTCTTCTTTGCGGTGGACCAGCTCCAGGATATTATGTAATTAAATCAGTTACATCTTCTCGTAGAGTAAGAGTACATTTACTTGGCGACACTAGTGCAGCATATCCAATAAACCTATTATCCTCAGGATCAACAGGAATTGCAGTTGATGGTGGCGATATCACATTCAGCTTACTAGAGACAAATGGAATTCTTGTATTTGGCATAAGAGAAGGACTTGAATCATCACTTGATGGGCCAAGCATTCCATTTGCAGTTGGTGATAAATTCTTTATTGATGTAAGATCAAGAGTATTAAAGAGGGGCGATAAACTATCCGCACTTTATATTCCAGAGACAACAATAAATGATGCAGAGTACTTTGTAAGTGCAAATGATCTATTTGCAAAACATGGAACACCATCACTAACAAATACATTGGCACTTGGCGCACAGATGGCCCTTGAGAATGGAGCACCTGGAGTATTGGCAATTCAGTGCAAGCCAGCAGTACCAAGAAGATCATCTGCAACACTATACACAGAGAAGAATTCTCGTGGTATTGGAGGCTTCCCAGCTTGCGGAGGAGTTTCTGCAGACTGTCAGGTAGACGATCTTTCATTCATAATTCCAAAGCCAGCATCTGGACTTGGAGCAGGTAGACCAGACGGCACAACTGGAGTAAACTTCTTTGTAGTCAGAGGTGGAGTAGAAACACAGATCTTCCCAAATAAGGTTAATTTCTATAACTCACAGTTTGAATCAGAGACAGCACAGCTTTCATTTATAACAAGCCCACAGTATTCATATTCATATACAGTAGTCAACACAGATGTTGAAATTACTGGAATGGGTATGGGTGCAGAGCTTATAACATCATCTGGACAATTTACATCATACGAAGTAAATTTTGATGCTGTAGATGCAATTCCTGGTAGTGAAAGAACAATTGTAATTCAGTCAATTGAAACCCCAACAACAACATTAACATCAAAAGATGATATAAGTGATTATCTCTTAAGCTCTACTGGTCTTGGAGTTGTTGAATTTACAATAGACTCTGTAATAAATGATAATACCGTCACTTTGATTCCATCAACCGGCTCATTCAATACACTTGGTAATGATGCAACAAATATATCATTTTTTGTAAAAGACTCAGCAAATACAGCAGACCTATCAACAAAGATTCTACTTCACAAGGATCTCGTTGATAGCAAGACATTAAAGCCAGGCGATGGACTTAGAGTTTCATACATTGACGAAAAAGATGCATCATTCTTTGATACAAATTGGTTTGAGGCATTTGAGACAATTGAAGCTTCAGAGTGCCAGATTGTAGTTCCACTCCCAACTCAGAATATCTCAGGCATTTTCCGCGCAGCAGTATCTCACTGTGAGACAATGAGTACAATAGCAAATCAGAAAGAAAGAGTTGCTCTCATTGGTGCTCAAAGAGGCCTAACTGTTCCAGCTCTTCTTGGACAGACCGAAGTAGCAATAGAGGATATAGGCGTTCTTGAAGGAATTCAGGGCGATGATGTATCCGAAGTTCTCTCTGGAAATACAGAAGATCTTGCAAACTACCAGCTTTCTGATAACTACAATAGCAACAGAGCAGTATTCTTCTACCCAGACCAGATAATAAGAAATGTATCTGGAACAAATAGCTTTGTAAACGGATTCTATATGGCTGCAGCAGCCGCAGGATATCTATCTGGAACACAGAACGTAGCCGTACCACTAACCTTTAAGGAGCTTACAGGCTTCTCAATAGGAAGAGACAGAGTATTCCGCAAGCAGATACTAGATCAGCTCGGTGGAGAGGGCGCAACAGTAGTTCAGCCAATAACAGGTGGCGGAAAGGTTCTTGCAGGACGTACAACAAGCCAGTCTGGATTTGTCGAAGATGAAGAGATATCGATAATCTTCATTAGAGACAGAGTAAAGAAGGTCCTTAGAGATTCAATGATGTCATTCGTAGGAACCGTTGAGGATGCAAATACTCAGGGTCTAATGACCGCAAAAGTTAAGAGCATCATGAGCGCACTTGTTTCTCAGGGTCTAATAACAGACTTCAAGAACATTAGGGTTGAAAAAGACAAGGTAGATCCAAGACAGTGGAACGTTTACCTCCGCTTTACACCAAGTTACCCAATCAACTATGTATTCATTGATATCGAAGTTGGAATAGTATAATTTTAGGAGATAAATTAAATGGCATCATATCCAAGAACTGGATCTAATCTAGACTCAACTACAAAGACTTCACTTTCTACCCAGATCATAATCATGGTTGAAAATGAGCCTGTAGGCGCAATTCAGTCATTCAGAGAGACCCAGCAAAGATCAATTAAACCAATCAATGAAGTTGGAACAGATGGCATTATAGAGCTAGTTCCACAGTCACCAACAAAAGTATCTTTGCAGATAGACAGAATGTACTTTGATGGACTTTCCCTACCAGAAGCATTCTCTCGTGGATTTAGAAATCTTCAATCACAGAGAATTCCATTCGATATAGTTGTTATTGATCAGTTCACTGGAACCGGAAATGATGCCATAATAACAACCTATCACAACTGCTGGTTTAACAATCTTTCAATCTCTTACACTGCAAACGATTATACAATATCACAGAGCGCATCTGTAGATTGCGAATACGTGTCAACAATAAGAGGCGGAGAGGCAATAGCACTAAGTCAGGGTACAGGCGGCGGTAGACAGATTCCAAGTACCCAGCTTGATATTGCAGAGCTTGCAGCAGACTCTGGAGCAAATGGAACAAGAGGCTCCCTAGACTATCCAGGCCTAATCAGCGCAGCATACTAGCAGATATATTTAATTTAAAAATAAGCCGTACTTAATGTTCGGCTTATTTTTTTAGTATAATGTATTTGGAGTTTTACAAATGAGACCTGGTTCAAAAGTAGTTTCCTCACATGATATTGGTTCATTAAAAAATGCTGTTTCGTCAAATCCAAATTTAGATCCAAATCTAATAAATAAGAGATTTGAAGAGGCAGAAGAAGCACAAAAGAAGTCTTTTTCAGTTCCAAAGGAATTAAAAGGACTTGAAGAGCTTATATTTCTCGGTGCAAGTACAAAAGAAGTTAGGCTTGGAGATTTTTCATTTACAATAGGAACTCTATCTACAAGAGAACAAGATGAAATATTTAAAGAGTCAATAAAACTTCCAGAAGTAGAGCGAGTTTTTTTCTTTAAAAAAGCAATTTTAGCACTTTCAATAAAAAAGATAAACGGAAAAAATATATCTTCTTATGTTGAAGAGGATAACATAACCTCAAGGCTAAGCATAGTAATGAATCTTCAGCAATCTGTATTTGATTATTTATTTTCTGAAGTAGATAAACTTACAGAAGAAACATCTAAGTCTCTTACGGAAGAAAACCTAAAAAAATAATAAAAAGCTCCAACCACTACCTAAGGTGGGAGCTTTGCAAAATATGGAAATGCAGAGTTGATGATCCTATTTTCAATGGAATAACATCAATTCAAATGTCATGGTACGCGTTAATGATTCTTCAAGATAAAGAAAGAGAGCTTGAAAAATTCCTATCATACCTTGATTATCATGCTGCATTTTCAAATTACGAAGGTGTAAAGAAGGCAAAAGAGTTTAGAGAAAGCCAGAAAGAAGATTCAATAAAGGAAGCAGAAGAATTTATAGAATCGGCAAGAAATAATGAATTTAAAAATAATCCACTAATTGATGCAATTAAAAGATTAAGAGAGGCAAACTCAAATATAAATGAAGATGACTCTGCACTTAGGTCTATTAATTTAAATAAGTTGATTAGGGATGATATTTAAAGTATGAGCGCACAAGATATAAGTAAATTTGTTGCAGGATTTAAAGATGCAATCAAGGATTATGAAGAAGCAATAAGAACTGGAAAAGATGCAAATGCAGCACTTGAAAGGGGATTGGAAAGTGCCGTTCGTAGTGCAAATAACTTTTCTGGAGCAATAGGATCTGCTGCTACAGGTCTTGAGGCATTTTCAAAGCTGTCTATATCAAATACAAATTCTTTTGGTGGACTAATTGACTCAATAGAGTCTGCAAGAGCTTCTTTTGAAAAATTTGCAGCAGGAGTAAAAGGAATTCCAATAGCAGGAAATATTCTTGATCCAATATTGGGTGCCTTTGATAAAACAGCTGAATTAGCAAAAACTGCAGCACAGGCAACAGAAAATTTTGCAAAAGCATACGATGGTGCCGACAAGGGTACAAGAGAGAATATAGCTACACAGTTTAAATATGCTGCAGCACTTGGAATGACTTTTGACCAAGCAGAGAAAAATAATAAAGCATTTCAAAATCTAATAGCAACAAATTCTGAGTTTGCACAATCAGGCATATATTTTGGTGGAGAAGAGTTTAGGTTAGCCGTACAAAATCTGCAAGCAGCAGGAATATCTATGGATGAATTATCTAGAGCATCAAATGTATCTAGCCAGGGAATGAATAATGTGCAGATGATGACTCTACAGGCAAAAGCAATGGGAATGGATGTTTCTGAATATTCAAGAAAAATGGCTGATATGATAAGAAAAACCGGCCTATCAACTGAAGATTCAATGAAAATGATGGCTGGAGCGCAAGAGCTTTCATCGGAAACAGGCCTTAGGTTAGATGAAGTAACTCAATCACTTGAGGGAGTGGTAGGCGGATTTCAAAGAATGGGAACAACTATGGATTTTGGCCGTCCAATATTAAAGGGTTTTGCAGATTCTGTAAAAGAAGTTGGTCTTGGTATAGAACAGGCAAAAGATCTTTCTTCTGAATTTTCTAAGTCGTTATTAGGAATAGTAAATAATCCAGCACTTGCCTATGTAACTGCAATGAAGGGCGGATTTGAAGGTGCGATGGGTGGTCCAGGTGGTGTTTTGAATCCAAGTATTCAAATGCAGGCAATGATGTTAAACCAGGAGCCTGGCTCTCAAGCTGAATTGGCAAGAAATCTTTCTTCTGGAATTAGAGAGATGCTAACATCAACAACTGGTGGTGAGATAGTAAATGTAAATCAGGCTGCCGCAGGAGATGCCTCTACTCAGTCAAGATTTACACAGCAACAGATGATGCTAGGATCTGTTTATGGAATATCAGATATTACAACTCAAAGTAGAGTATTAGAATATTTGCAACAGCAAGATGAAGCAATGGCCTCTGGTGATGATGAGCTTGTACAAAAAATAGATGAGCAAATTTCAAATGCAATAAAAGGAAATGATAGAGTACTTGATGTTCAGCAAAAGATATCTCAATCAATTGATAAATCGCTTATTCTTCTTCAGGAACAGGTAAACTTAGCAAAAGTAAGTTACGGAAAGCCGATGGAAGATCAGGTTATGAAATTAATAAGTGAAATAAGCGATTTATCAAATCAATTAATTGAAGATTCTGGTAACGAAGAATTAAAGGGTAAAAGAGACTCAAAACAACTCTCATTAGACATGCTCGTTGGTGTTGCAGGAGATGCAGCAAAAAAGGCAGAATCTGGAGCTGGAGAGCCAACCGATCCTGGTCAGCCAGGCTCACAGACAGTTGGCAACAAAAACGTTTCAAAAGATCTTGATAATAGCCCCAAAACTCTAAATGTGGTTCTTACTGCGCCAAAAGATTTGAGGGCAGAAGTTACATCAGGCGCTCTAAGTGCATCTGGATTTACAGTAAACATAGCTCATATTCGTAATTAATAAAATATAAATCTATCAATATATAATTAGATAGTATGTTTAAAAGAGAAACAATCAAGTTTGTAATACCAACCAGTATGTCATCTCTGCTACTTTCTACCGCTGGAAATAGCAGAGTAGTTCCTCTATATATAAATCCAAGCACAATAACAACTAATTATACAAAAAATATATCCGAATCACAAACAATTGGTGGCTTTATCATTCAATATTGGGGAGATAAAATAACCACAATGTCAATAAGCGGAACCACAGGTAGCGGTGGTATTGACGCAATAAATATACTGTATGATATTTATAAATCAGAGCAAAAATCATTTCAAAAAACACTCATAAAGAGACAGCAAGAGTTGCTTGATAAGGCAGCTGAAAATAACCAATATTTAAATTCAACGCCATCAAGACTTGAAGCAATAGACCAGGTCCTATTTGGAGGGGCAATATCAGAGATTGCAAGCGGAGTCTCTGAAACAATGGACTATTTTAGAGCCTCTGTAACTGGAGAAGGCCTAGATAATAAGAATTCAAAAACAACGCTAATGCCAACACTTTCTGCATTTGCAGTATCTCTAGAAATGCACTATCAAGGAAGAATAAATAGAGGGTATATAGACTCTATGAATGTAACAGAAAGTGCAAATAGTCCAGGACATTTTGATTATACAATTAGTTTTAAATCATTAAAAGAATATGGAGAAAGAAAGAACTTTATGCCTTGGCATACAAATCCATATGATAGCGCAGGAAATCCAATCCAAAAGCCAAAGGTTGGACCAAATGGATTAAACTATAATCCATCATTTCCTATGATAAGTCCTGGAACAGAAAATACATCAAAAACAATATCTAGAGTTACTGATGATCAGGTTGGAACATCAAAAGAAACAGGATCCACAAGTAATACGTCAAGATGGAGTAAGATAAGGAAATAGGTAAACTAAATGTCATACTCATATAAGCCATTACTCCAAAATATAAAAGGCACTATAGATAAAACACTTGATCAGGTAGTAAGAGGAAAAGCAGATCTTCATTTTGTTGAGTCTGGTGTATCTCTCTTTATAAATCAAAATAATGCAACAGAAACAAGAAAAAAGACTAGAGCAATAGTTGCATCAAATCCTACTGCAAGCATTCTGATCAAAAAGAAGGCCTTTTCAACCTTTAAGGCAACAAATGATCTTAGGTGGATGGATTCTACGGAGAAAATGTTACTAAGGGCTACCAAAGCATTGTTTGCCTTGAAAGTTGCACAGCTTAGATCATATGAGTCACTTACAAAATTAGAAAAGTTTTATGAAGAGTATGGAGATGTTAATTTCTCACTACTTTCAGATCTAATTATGTCAACAAAATATCTGCAACTTCCAGGCACCTCAAATACATCACAGGTACTTTCTTTTCTTGGCAGTTTTGGTGTTGCTGCTGGAATGGCCGCATCAATAGATGACGTTATAAAGATTATTAGAAGAAATGCATTCTCTAGCGCAAACACAAAAACAACTTGGGTAGTGGATCCAGATGATGTAACTAATTATGGTACAGGACCTGGAACAGGAGTAATTGAGCTTTGTACATTTACAAACTTTAGCACCTCTGTTGGTGTTAATTCAGATTCAAAGGGTGCATCAATATCAATTATGGACCCTCATAGAATAATGAATATTATAGAAGATGATATTGAGGCAGCAATAGAAGAGTCTCTATATGGTGCGCTTGGTCTATTAAATGATTTGGCATATTCTGGACTTGGAGGAGAATATGTTGATCCAATGCTTACTGTATCTTCTGCATTTGAGCTTGGTGGCTTAGGTAATCTAGATTCTACAATTGATATAGACTATATAAGAGATAGAATGAGAACTTTCTATCTTGGAAAGTGGATGGTCAATGTAGGCGATGGAGTACATATATTTATAGCAAGTAATAAGTCAGTATTTGGCAATAATTTTAATGAGCATGAATTTGACTCATCTTACCTAGAAGTAGATGATATAATGCTTGAGGCAGAAAGAAAACTATATACAAATCAAAATATATCAAGTGAAACATATAAGAGTCTCAGAAAATATGCAAATAACTCATTTACAATGCAGCATGTATTTGGCGGCTATGTAAAAGGAGTTTCTGAATCTTATTCTCCAGATAGATCTAATATAAGTATAAGCTGTCAAGATAATATGGGCTGGCTAACAAATGTAAGATTTATGGAAGAACCAGGACTAATGGATCCAAAAGCACCACTTGAAGATCCTTTAACACCATATGATTTAAAGACAATTTCATCATCAGAAACATTAAGAAGACAAGATCTTGAACTTTTATCTGAAAATAAAAGGCTATTAAAATCTGGTCTTTTATCATTTGATTCTGGATTATTAAATGGTCAAAATGCAAATGAAACAAACATTTTTCAAGGACAATACTCTGGTCCAGGCTCAATGTATGGAGCAAAAATTGTTCAGCATCCATCTGGACTTGTCTATAGATGGAGAACTGGTGTTCTTGCTCTAACTAGTCCATATAATCCAAGTGGCGATGGAGACGCAAATATTGCAGCTGCAACCGCAGCAACATCTAGACAGCAATACGGCTTTACCGTAACAAATAGCGTGGTATCAAATCTAGATGTTGCAAATGTTATAAGTGTAATGATAACAGGACAGCCATATAATATAGAAACATTTACTCAGCAGGCAATAGATGCAATGAATGGAATGAGGCAGAATAATGCTTTTAGCCCAAGTGATGCACTATCATTTGTTATGGATTCAATAAAGAAACAAAATCCATTTTATGGAAACTTTAAGCCATTCAGAATGATAACAATGTCTGAACAGACAATTGGAAGACTTAGCGGAGATACGTTTACAATACAAGAAAATAGATCAAAAATAAGTATATTAAGAAATAGAAAAAATGAAATAAAAAAGAAAATAGCAATTTTAAAAGGTGATCAAAATTCTGCATCAATTATTCAAATATTGAGTGCAGAGCTAGAGACAATAAATATATCAATTCAAAATATGGTTAGCGAATCATATGGTACAGCTTCAAGCGGTGCAATAAGTTCAGAGGATTTATTTAATACAAATTTCAATATATTTGGTGTTAATAAGGCAATAAAAAATAATGGAAATCTAGAGTCTAATCATGATTTGACTAGAGCAATGATGAAGGTTGCGGCGACAAGAAGAATAGAAGATGTAAGGCTAAATAGAGATCAAAACCTGCTTATAGTTTCAGACCAGTATGATATCAATCCAGATATAAAAGCTTATATATTAAACTTAAAAACATCAGGATTTAAGTTATTTCAGGGAAGCTATATGGATACATATACAAGATGTAAGGAGGCAGCAGGACTTACCATGATGGAGTTCTTCTGTAATACTCAGGGACATCTTGAGATAAGACCTCCGCAATATAATAAGACTCCGTTGTCTGTTTTAAATGCTCTTTACAATTATCAGGAGAAAACAAAAAAAACAATAGTTCCAGACTTCTTATTTAAGATGTTTAATGATAGAATATCTTCTTTAAAATTAGAAATTCATTATTTAAACGTCAGGATATGTATACTTGCAATGTTACTTGGAAGATTCCCAGACTCAGGTCTAATTCCAGGTGTTCCAAGAAAAAGAGAGAAATCTTTTGATTTTTTTGGAATAAACTTTAGCGGAATAGAATCAAGTCTTGATCCAAAAAATATACCAGGAATAGGCGATATAAATAATTTTTCAATTGATAAATTTTCATATAATCTTCAGAATAAAACTGGAATCAAATTTGGACTAAAGCTTGGAACTGCAGAGGATGGTGATATATTAGATGGAGATACAGAGACTCAAATTGGAAATTTTGACGAAATATCAAGAGAATTTCAATTTGGAGCAGGGCAAACAACAGTATATGACTATGCATTTGACTCATTATTAAATCCAAATAAAAATGTTGCAAATACTCCAGTCGGAACTCCAACTGCCGCACAAAGTGTTGCAATATCAGATATAGGATTAACTAACCAAAATATTGCAGATCTTATAAATAAGCTTGTTAAAACATTTAGGGAGGAAACTGGATACGATCCAGGATCTGGCCTTAGATCTAATGGAGACACATTTACACAAGATGATATACTATTTGATCTAAAAAAGAAAACCAGCCTTTCTTCACAATATTTTGATACAATACAAACAAGATTAGAGTCTGTATTTAATAATATTTCAATTTCTGTTTCAAAAAGAAATTCTCTCATTTCTATATTGCAAAAAAATAAAGAAAAAGAGGCAGAGCTTCAATCTATACAGCAAAGCTTGACATCAGGGTTTACAGATGGCAATGGAAATATACTTGAAGATGATCAGGTAGATGAGCTGATGAAAAGAGGAATTGATTCAAATAATAGTTTTTATAAAGGTATAAAATCATTTGGAAATTTTCTATATCAGAGTGGAAAATATACAAACAGATCAATAAATGCAGGAAAAGACTTTCTAACGGGCTCTGCTGGAAAAGGCTCATTATTTGATCACCTAATTGATGATGATACGAGAAATTTACTTGGGCCAGGATCAGGAAGAAGATTTGTTATTTATGATGAGCAAATAAAGAGTTATGATGTAAGAGAGAGTGAACCAGAAGTAACAAGAATAGATGTATTTGGAAGTACCCCACTTATAAACGATAAGATGAAGGCCGTTACTGGTGGCGAAAACCTTATACAGTGGGCTGGAGCAGTAGATTATGACTTATGGAGACAATATGGATATAAATCAAAGCCAATACAAGATGCTCCATTTATATCAGACGCAGAAACTCAGGCAAAGCCACTTGCATTGCAACATCTTGCAATACAAAGAGCCGTAATATTCTCTGCAGGAATACAGTTGTCAGGAAATGAATATTATCAGCCCGGTGATACTGTATATATTCCATCTAAAGGCCTTCTATTTTATGTAAGCGCCGTATCACATAGCTTTACATATGGCTCTACATTTGACACAAGCTTAACACTAATAAATGGTCATCCACCAGGTATTTATCTTCCAACTCCAGTAGATATAATTGGGCAATCATACTCAAAGGATATGATGAAGCAAGGCTCTTATTTTGTAAAAAGATCTAACTATGGAGATAGTAGTTATAAGCCATTAATGCCAGATTGTAATCTTAGATTCCCAAGATCTCCAGAAATAACAAGTTCAAATATAGAGTATTTGTTAAGCCATAAGAATAATATGGTCAAGTTTTATAATATGGTTACAGATATTTCAAATGGAATAATGACTCCAAATAGATTTCTTCTAATTAGAGGATTTACAAAAGATGAATCAGAAAATGAAGAAATAACAAATAAAATGCTGGTTGTTTCTGAGTTATTTCAGAATCCAGTTATGCTATCTCAAAAGCTAGATTCTGCACTTGGAGATGACTTAATAGCAAATTCACTATCACCATTGCAGAATATATTTAATATAAATATGACATCTGGAATGAACAAGGAACTTAAGACAATGTTTCTTCCAAATGGTGTTCCTGCAGTAAAGGTAAAAGAATCTCAAATAATATTGCAGCTTGTAAATATGAAAAGAGATTTAAGAACAGATAAAGAAAAGGAGAATGGCAAAGAATCTTATTTTGGAACAAGCACATCAAATTCATTTAAGTGCTTTTCTCCAAAAAAACTAAAAGAAACCTCCAAATTAATTGGAAAGAACTCAGATAATATTAGTGAATTGATTGAAAATAGTATGGATAATCTAAATAATGCTCTTCCAAGAGGAGGTCCATCACAATCAACTTGGCTTGAGATGGACGACTTGCTTCAAAACATAGGCACACTATTTAGTGGTGCAGATATATCATATGAGAAGGTTATTGAAATAGGCATAGTTGAATTAGATCAATCTAGAGTAAAATTGCTAATGAGTTACAATAAAGCATGAGCAAACCATTTTTCTTTAGAGAAGCAATAGTTACAAATGTAAATCCAGAAAAATTTACATGTGATCTTTTATATGGTGATTTAAATAGTGCTGAAAAGTCAACAAACGTTCCTCTTCCAAATTTAGCTGGAGCAGGAAACTCTGGTCTAATCGTAAATATAATGAATGGAACCAGGGTAATTGCCGCATATCTACATGATACATCCAGAGAGACTGTAGTTATAATTGCAGTTTTAACATCAGATGCTCAAAAAATTGATGATTATAATGACACTTCTGATGGCGCACTAGATAAGAACGCTGGAAGCATGGCATATCCAAAAACACTTGATGTTGGTGATGTGAATTTATCAGCGCATTCTGGACCAAGATTTCTTTTAAAAACAAATGATTCAATTCATCTATCTACAAGCAGAGGCAGTGGACTATTTGTAATGCCAGAGCTATTTGGAACAAATAGCATGTTTTCTTTGGCAAATAATCATTTAACAGAAGGCTCTGGCGGAAGATTGAGCTGGGGCAGAGTAAAGAGAAGCTTAAATGATACAGGCTCAAGTTCAATATCTGATTTTTTTACAGACATAACTAGAAATGATAAACTTAGAGACGTTGGATTCTGGATTGGAGATAAGGTTGGTCAATTAATATCAAGCAAAACAATAAACAGAAATATACCATTATCAGAATATAAGCTTGTTATAAATGAATTTTCTACAGAATTTGGATTTTCTGGATTTGATAATGAATTAAAAAAAATAAAAGATTCAGAGCTTGCAGCAAAAAAACTTCCAACATCATCTAGACATAGAGAGTCAACAAATAGTCTTTATTTATCAGAAGGAGAGTTAATAGAGATAATAGGAGGAAACTTTATTGATATAAATGGACTTGTTTTTGACCTAAATTACAATCCAATATTATCAACAATTAGCTTTCCAACTGTTGATTCAGAGTTAAAATTTGAAGAGGCAGTGAAGAAGAGTAGACGTGGAATTGGTTATCACTTTAAGTTATCTACAAATGCAAGTTCAAAAGATGAATCGAGGTTATCAAAAGACTTTGTATTTGATATAGATAAAGAAGGAGTTTTAAAGGTAAATATTCCAAGATCATCTACAACTGGAAATATACCATATTTAACTGACATAAATTTTAAGTCAGATACTGATCCAAGATTAATTGGAATTTCTCCTTCGCATCCAACAAAGGAAGAAAAAATACCTGTAAATCTTAGGGATAGGGATGGAAAAATTGTAGGTACCAATCCACCTACATTAACTCGCACTACAGGAATAAGGTTTGCAAATCAAGCTGGTGATGCATATTTTCCATCATCAGATACGAGTGGAAAAAGAGCAATAAGAGTAAACACAACCAAGCATCATAACATTTATGCTGCTGCAGAAAGATTGATTGCAAATTATGTTACGGATATTAGCATTCCAAATGCATTTGTAAGAGAAAATGAATTTATGGTAGGATCAAAGAGTCTTGGAAAACTACCAGAAATACCAAAGCAGGCAAGTGAATACTCTTATCACTCTGCATTTGAAATAATGTATGATTCAACAAAAACAAATGATAAATCTGGTGCCGATGATCCAAATAATAAAACAGATCATAAAAATTTATTCTATTCAACTGTTGCAGTCTCTCCTGCAAGACCAGCAATATCAACAGGTGGGGACACCTATGTTGCTGGAGTAAACTATGGTGGAGAAAGTAGTCAGCAGCCAATAATAAGTAATTATTTTAAAGCAGAATATGGTGATGATGGAATAAAATTAACTACAGATAAGACATTTGAAAATATACAAACACATGGTGGTGTTAGTGCCAATGTAAATATGGAAGGAAGCCTTGAGCTTTCTCTTGGTGCAGACAATTCTGATAATAAGAGTATGATTTTAGATACGGCAGGATCACTTGTAATGTGGCTAGGAAAAGATAAGAATAATAGAAGTATGATATTCCAATCAGATGGAGATGTTCTTGTTAATGTTGGTGGAACATATACCTCTGGAGATAATCCAGATTCTGATTATACATTTAATAAAGGTAGGTTTGATTTAAGAGTAAATGTTGTAGATAAAGGATTTTATGATTCTGAAAATTCAAGATCTATGATTGGCGCAAAATATTCTGATGATGCACCGCATAGCTCAGATTATTTGATATCAATAAGTGAGAAGGGCCTTGTTATATCTGGCATGAAGGCCGGAGCACCAATGGTAATAAGGAATGACGGACCACTTATGATTGAAAGTTCAAGTGATAAGGTTATATTAAAGGGATCTGCAGTAGAAACTGTTGAATTTGGAAAGACACCTTCAGATAGTGGAAGATCAAGAAGCTAATTCTATTTATTAGAAAGTTACAGTTAGGAAATATAAATGGCTGATACAATACCAAAAGTTACACAAGATCTTATTAACTCTCAGACAAAAAGAACTGAGCCAAGTGGAAGATATAAAATAGATCCATGTGGTCCAGAAGTTACAAGTATTGACTCTTCAGAGCTTACAGTATTATTTCCAAAGACAAAAGACTCTGGGAAAAAAACCATACCATTAATGGGTGGATCTATAGTAAAAATATCACTTGGATCAGAAATAGACGCAAAAGATAAAAGACTTTCCTTTTATAATGAAAATATAAAAGATAAAATTATTGAAAATTTAAATTTTGAA